ATTTCTCCATTGCAAAACTTTTCGCCTATAATTTCTAACTGCTTAGATTTATAAACATTAGTTCCTCCAAAGTTGAGGAACGCCCCAGGTGTTGTTGCCTGAGGCGTTTCTCCGCCACTAATGACCTTAACGTCCATATTTGTAGAACGTTGAAGTTGCTTAGGAAGATGTTCTTTCCATTGCTTGGTGTAGCGTGTATCTACTGCTTCAATGTCTACAATATAAACAGTCATTAGTTTCTCCTATAGTTCTTTTTCTTAAAGTGTGGACGAGGACGCTTACCTTTTTTAAAAGAACAATAACTTCTCCAAGCCTCACTTTTGTTATTATACAAGTCGCGTTCATCAAACTTAAATGCACGACTATACCCAATCACCCACGAGTTAGAACAAAACTCTTTGAATGATTCAAGATCAGTAAAGATCTTGTTGTAAGTTTCACGATCATATTCAATCGCCATTTCATAATACCTCTTCTCAGTATTTTGCGTATTCGATATGAGCGCCATTTTCACCATCTTCACTTATGTCGATGTGAACTTCACGCCCGGGGAATTTTTCAGCGATCTTTTCATAAAGATCATCTGACATCATTTCACATGATTTGTAATCTAAATTTAATGTACCTTCGCTATACAGTTTCTCCATCCATCTTTTAAATTGAATAAACTCGATATCTCTGTCGTTGTGTGTAACAGTGATACCTACTTTAAAATGGAAAATGTGTCTGTGTGGATAACCTAAAAATGACACATCGTCCCAATCACCTGTTGCTAACTTAGGATCATCTAAGGCCGCAGGATACTTATGGATACCTTCCTTACGGAATGTTACCCAAATCATTCTTTTTGCTGTTCGCATGATTTTTTCGTGTGTTTCTTGTTTCATTGCTTCTTTCATCATTGTATCAGTTATACTCATACTATACTACCTTTCGTCCTGTTTGTCAACCGGATTATCGTTTTCATATTTGGACCAATCTGTAAACTTTGAACGATCCTGTAAGTCATGAACCTGATGAATCCATACACCTAAATTGGTTGCTTTAAAGTCCTTGTCGTCAATCTTAATACAAGCATTGTAATTAAGTTGATCAATGTAAGGAAGTTTTACACTGATTTGACTAATGAAGCGAGTTTTTTCATTGTATCCAGATTCAAGTACCCATTCATGATACTTTACGTCATAGTCGAGTGTTACATGATATCCTGCATCGAGTAAACCATAAATTAGTGTATCCCAAGCCTTGTTAGTTTTTTCATCACCATGTGGTAAAATTACTTCAAAACTTTGGTTAGCACCCAAGTAAATATGATCTACATGAGTTTCTTTTGCTTTAGCAAGTACTTCATCCAACGGACGACAACCTACTACAAACAATGTATCCATGTCGTATGCAGGTGTTTTCTCTACTTCGTATCCAGTAAAGTAAACAACATCATCTTTTACAACGCCATCTGAATAATCACGTTTCACTTTTGAAATTCCTTCATTAAGTTTTCAATTTGATCTTTAATTGCCAGTTTAGTTTTTTTTAACTTTAGTAAAAGACTTTTGTGTACAAAAGATCTATCATGGTTTCTTTCGTCCTCAAGTTCTTTTACTTTTGCATCATACCATGCATGATGTTCTTTTAGTTTTTCGATTTTCTTACTTGCTTTTGCCATTTTATAACTCCTCAAAGAGGTTACCGAATTGTGTTTGGGCATTAACCGTCTTCTTTCCTGTAGCGCCTCGGGTGCCAATGATTGACATCCAAAACTTGTTAAATTCCTCAATTACTGCATTCGCTTCGTCTCTGTTTGATGTTGCAAATATTGCTTCCACAACATCTCTAAAAAATAACCTGTCAAAACGCTCTTCGACAAGCATTGCAGGAATTGATCCCTGATCATACTGTCTGTTTGCTTCTTGTACTGCATTAATGTGACTCCATACATTATGACCCATCTGGATAGCATAACTAAAACTATCCCAACTTGTTTTGCCTTCTTTGCCTATTTTGTTTAAATCGCCTGGTGCGTAAATACAAACATCTTTTGCTTGTAAATTCTGTGTGATAGGACTATTTAAGAAACTTCTGTGTTTACCTTCTCTAACAAATGCATCTCCAAAGGGTGTTGTATCTGTTGCAAGTGCTTTATCGTCGATACTTGGAACCATTCTATAAACCCATTTCTTTCTGTCCTGAGTTTCAAGTTCACAGTAGATCTGTCCATTAGCGGTTGCGAGGAAAGGCGAAGCACAATCAAATGTGATAGTAAAGTTTTCATTATGATATTTCCTTACTGCTCTTTGTATATCTGTAAGTAATGTTGCCCACTCTAATTTACTTGTACCTAAGAAGTGCATAAAGTCGTGTTTGCCTTTTTCAAGCAACCCATCAAAACGTAGTGCAACCATTCTTTTAAGTACAAGATGTACATCACACATATTCTGACCACCCATTGACCAACCATTAAAGTGATCTGTATACTTCTTAGGATCGCAGTAGTCTTTCATCTGCTGATACCAATCTTCTGCGTCAGCGTGATTTTCTCCTTGCAATACATTTAAGAACTTACAATTACCATTACGATTAGCCATAAAGTAATCGTTGTTGATGCGTGTAGCATTTACGGCATCTTGATAGTTGTCAATACCTGTTGCTTTAGCACCAGCAGGTGAACGCGATACCCAGGCAGGAATATCAAGAATCATTCCATAGTCCATGTAAGCGTCCATCCACGCAAGAACTTGCTCACGTTTCTTTTTAGCCTTAGGACAATTAGGATCCTTCCAATCGCCCTCCCATACACCTTTACCAATCTGGAAACCACCCGAGTCACCAAGTAACCACGAGTTATTTCTATCTCTGTTACGGATCATATCTTCTTTGGGTGCGTCCTTGTTAATATCAAGTTCTGCGTGTCCTGCTGAATACAAACTCCAATGGTAGTTGAATAAGCCGTCATTGGTATTAAACCAATTAAGTCCTTCCATCTCGTTGTTAGGAAAAGGAATACGACTTTTATCTACGTATTCTTCTTTGCGTTGCTTACCAATAAATGTAGCATAGAAGCCACTGATGGCAGGCAAAAAGATTGCGTAGTCTTTTTGTTCTTTTGTTAAGTTTGTATTCAAACTACTCTCCTACTTGGTTTGTGCTGGAAGAATATAATTATACTCTGCTAATCCACTGTCAACAGTAAGTTGCATAGCACCTTGATCTGAAATGCTCATTGTAACTTTACCATCAAGATTTAGGATTGCTTGTACTTGTGCTACAGGCCATGCCCATGCGTGTTTCAAACTACCTTGTACATCTGGATGAAATACAAATGAACCTGCGTGTTGTGATGCATCACCAAAACTAAACACAAGATTGTTGTTTTCTGTTTTAACTGTAAATACAGTTTCTTCAGAGTGTGCTAAACTTTGAAACTTCATACGTTGAATAGACGCCACACTTGGCTCAACTACTACGTCCCAACTTGCACCTTTGAACTTAACTGTTTTAAGTTTTTCTTCAATGATCTGCTTGTTCATAAAGCGATAATCATTTTCAAAGTCACCTGCTTCGTTTTCAAAGTGAATGTGTGTTGGAACAGTTTCGCCGTTACGTTCTGCTTGTTCAACAGTAATTTTTGCGTTCTTTTGATACTCAGGACATTTTAAGTGTAATGCTAACTTGTCTAAGTTAGGCATACCAAATGTACCTGCAAATTCGTTTACTGCATTCTTAGTCTTAGAACTAAGAATAACTGATCTATCTTCTGCCATTGATTCAATGGTAGTATCAGTTTCATTTGTTACCTTTACAATGTTAAGAAATCCTAACGAATGTGTATGGGCAACGATGTCTTGTAAAATGTCTTTCATGGTTGGTCTCCTATTGTTACATTATATTTAGAAAAACTACTTTTGTCAAGTGTTTTTTCTTGGTTTAAAAAGTCAATTATATCAATTCTTGGCTTCCAACCAATACTGTTTAATTGACTTGTATCAGCAGTATTATCCTTGCGTTCGTGTTTACCGCCTTCACGCATTGGGACTTTGATTCCTTTTGCTTGAATTAATTTTGATAAATGATTTGACTTACCTGTGCCAATATCAATAACACCTTTTAAATTACTATTCATTATCATAGTAATTGCTCTACACACATCTGCAATGTGTATAAAATCTCTTGAATGATTGTTTATGTATTCAACTTCATTCCTTAATAACTTTGGTATAAACATATTAGGTCTTGCATCTGATCCGTAAATAGTTGTAAATCTTAGTCCTACTGCATTAGGTGGTGCTTCTTGTTCTATTGTATATTTTGTATAAGCATACGGATTTCTTTCAGGTTCCTTAGCAGTGCTTGAACTTGCATAGTAAATTGGAATTTTATAATAATTAAAAAGTCTTCTTGTTGCTTTTACATTATGTATCCAATACTCCATAGGATCGTCAAAACTTTCTCTTACTCCACTTTTACCTGCAAGATGTACAACGGCATCTATATCAGTTGGTAGATCACAGGTATTTAGGTCTGAACCTAATTTAAGATCAATAAATGTCATATCGTAAATGCCTCGCCAAAACATTTTTAATATTGATCCGAGCATTCCTTCGCTACCTGTGAGTAAAATTTTCATGCGGCTAATTCTTCCTTAATATATCTTTTTAATTCTTTGTCTTGTACATTTGTAGGAATTTCATTTTTATAAAAAAGTCTATAACTGTCAGAACCGTACTTACCGATGCCGTATAATTGTGTAGCATCTTCACCATCCCAATCTCCAAACTGTTCACTCATTCGATACAATCTTTCTGCTCGAACACGTTGCATACCAAGAGGCTTAAGAACTTCTTCAATTTCATTACGTGTAGCATATAATAATGCATCATGTGTAGGCCAACGTCTAAAGAACTCTGTAAGCACAGGTTTAGTTTGACGTCTGTTTACTTGATTAAGACAAATAACACCTACCATGTGTTGCCATACATTAGCAACCTGTTGTTGTACCATTAGATCGTCACGCATCGTATCTCTTTCCGTCAAACACACAAACAAATTCTAACCAGTAGTCGCCAGTGTTATGAACTTTGTGAAATACATTATCTTCAATCAAAACAATATCACCTTCTTTAACATCAAACATTTTATAGTCAAGTTCCATCTTTCCTTCACCTTTTGTAAAAATATAAACTTCTTCTTGACCTGCGTGTCTATGTCCATTTGTACTTTGACCTGCTCGTAGTTTTGTTTTACTCAACATTAAGTTCTTTAATGTTTTATTATCAAACAATTGATACTGTGCATTGTCTTTAATTAACTCACCGCCTACATCAAAGTTTTCATATTTCATTTCTTTACTCCAAAATGTTTATAGGATTGCTGTACACACTTTGCCTGATAGTAGCAATCTGCAAGTGCATTGTGTAAACTTTCTTGAATTGCTTTACGTGGATCACTTGGCATCATAGCAAACAATGTTCTACTATCTCTAATTTGCCAGTAGTTCCAAGGCACAGGCTTTTGTGCTTCTTTGTATAAACTTTGTAATATAACAAAGTCAAAAGTAGGACCTTGGCACCAAATGTAATCTAAACCAACTGCCCATTTATTAAGTTGTTTAAGCATTTCTTGTACACCTACTCTATCTGTGTGTTCACCAAATGCTTCATCTTGTATTGCTTGATCTTGTTTACTCCACCAAGCAAGAGTATTATCGTCAATTGAACGATTAAACTTTTCTGTTTGTTCTTCAACATCTCCACGAAGATATAATCCACTATGTGGCTCTGTATCTGCAAACGGATCAAACTTAATTGCACCAAGTGTCATAATAACACTATCCGGCTCAACACCAAGTGTTTCTAAGTCTATCATTCCATGTGTTGCCATTATTCTTCACCCCCAAAGTCAAACAAGTTGTTAAATGTGTTCTTGGTCTTTGTGCTTTCTAAATCATACTTCAGAACACCGATCAAGTTGTCAAGTTTGTTGTCAATGATTGTACCTTCCATAGCATCACCATCAAATGGAAGTTCTTTAAACCAATCTGGCAAGTGTAATTCATCTACAGGATATGCAACACTTGTATACCCCATTGGATTCTGTTTTAGTTTACAAACAATAACTTTCATACCGTCAACAATCTCTTGAGAGTACTTGTCACCGTTCATACGTTTTAATGTGTTCCAGTTAATACTTGCTCGAACGTGTCCTGGCATATTAGCCTTACCTTGTTTCTTTTCAAGGCGTTCATAATGTCCGATCTTGTTTGCACGTTTAGGCGAACCTTTCTCATGCCCTGGACGTGATTTGAACTCAGTTCTAAATTCTGTAATACGATCTAAAATGTTTTCTTCATCTTCAAACTGCAATACTTTAAGTAGTAGTTCACTCAAGAAGTCCTGCATAAACACAGGAGTATCTGAACGTTTAAGATCAAGACCCATTGCTTTTACTTTACCTGGCTTGCCGCCAACATCTACACGTTCACCTTCGTTATCATAAATTAATGCGGCATATCTTTTCTTAGTAATATACAATCCGCTTTCTGCAACAATTTCTCTACCTGCGGCAATTACTTCTGAACGTGTCTTAGGACAATGAAATGCATCAATCATAAACTTAGGAAATGATTTATTTGCTTCTGTACAAACTTGATCATACAGTTTGATTACATTGTCTTTACCCCATGGAATATTACCTGCATCGATATCTTCTTTGAGAACAGGGTATGCACTAAAATAACACGAATCTGTGTCACCGTAAATAATTGCTTTACCTACATGGTTATATTCGCCTGTAATAACTTTGTTTACTTCTGCTGACATATGTTTTACAATTTGTCTACCTGTAAGTGTAGTAGATTGTCCAATACGTCCATCAAAAAATCTACAACCAGGATTAAGAATAGCACCATACAAACTGTTTAGATTAATTTTCTTAACAAGTTGTCGCTTGTCCCAAAACTCTATTTCTGCTTTGTTACCTGCGTCAATGGCTTTCTTTTTCATTGCCTGCATTTCTTTACGTTCTGCATACCAACGTTTTAGCAGTCCTGGAATAACACCTTCAAACTCATATGTAAAGATAGTACCATTAGCACTTAGCATCCAAGGATTGTTACTATCATAAATGACTTTATAAATCTGTGCACCACTCATTACATCTGATTGGCCATTTTCCCAATCAACAGTAATACTAACATCTCTACGTTGTTCCATTACTGCATCGTATTCCATAGTGCCGAAACGTCCTTCCCAAGCCGCCGCAAATGATTTCTTTTTCAAGTTCATTTGCTCTCCAACATATTTGTTAGTAAGTTCTGGACGTAGTTGTCCTATAACAGTTTCAGGAGCCATGTTCAATGCTCTAATCACAGATGGATACAGTGAATTCAAGTCCATTGAGCCAATCCATTTGTGGACTCCTACTTTTGGAAATGCAACATAAGCACCTGCCGCCGGATCACTACCAGGCTCACGTTTTACCCTATTAGGTACTTGCATACCTCTGTGATGTGCTTCGTTGATAATCGCTTGTTCTGTAACAGCAACAGCACCCATAGTTGTTTGTAGTAGCACAGTGTTTGCATGAGCAAGTTCATTACTAAGATCAATAAATCTTAGTTTTTTATCTAACTTGTCCAGTAGTGCAACGTCTTGTCTGTTGTACTCAATGAACGTTCTAAAATCGTTGTTGTATAGTTGATCAAGTGTGCCTTCATAAACAGTCTTACGTTCGCCGACTTCCATCTCACCAATAGCATCTAATCGATATGTGTGGCGTTCTTCATATGTATATTTTCGATATAATTCTAAACTATCTAAGTGTACACGACCTACAAGGTCATAAGTTTCTTGCTGTCTGCCAAACTTTTCATATTCACGTTTTTTAGGAAACTGATCCCATAAACAAAAACGTCTTGTATCATCTTTACTCAATACTTTTGCAACACGATTAACAGTGTACGGAATATCATAACCTTCACTATTCCAACCAGTAATGATATCACTATCTTGAATCAAATCAAGAAAAGTTTTTAACATATCGCCTTCGTCTGCAAATAAATGTGTGTTAGGAAATTCTTTTACTTGTTCTTCTGCTTGTTCCATTGTAAGTGTTTTAGGCGGAACAGCAAGTGTTACAAGGGTATCAAGCCATTGCAAGTGAACAGTAATAGCAGTGATTGGCATAAACGGATCACTTGGATCAGCAAAGCCTCGTTCCGGATCGAAGTCCGTCTCAATATCAAAGAACGCAACATTTAGTTTAGGAGCATCGTGATTGAGATAGTTTTCACTTAGACATTGAAAGATAGGATTTACATCACTTTCATATAGTTCTTTGTTTTTATTAATTGCTAATTCTTTGCGGAAATCTTTTGTGTTTTTACAAACAATTCTGTTTAGTGGTTCACCATGAATACTTTTAAATTTTCCACGTTGGTCACCATAATAAAAAGTGTACTTGACAGGATATTCAGTAAACGTTCGTTTACCTTCTTTACGTTCTACAACACGAATAATATCTGCGTTGCGATCAAAAAATGCATCTACATAACTCATTGTTTCTCCTATGCCATTTTAGGCTGGCAAATACCAAGTTAACTTGATTAATGGCCAAGTATACCATCTTGTAACAAACCTATAATATATATTATTGTAAGGCCTGCGTTTAAAATAATCAACGACTTTTCTTTCCAAAGTATACCTACTGCTACCCAAATACCATTAGCAACGGTAAACGCATAACTGTAGTATGGATACATATTAAAAGCGGCCATTGTAGCGGCTATTAATAATATCGTTGTGCCTGTCCAAGCCAACCATTGATATGGTTTAGGCTGTGTTTTTAATTCTTTCAAAGTAGTGTTTGTCATTTTGTGCCTTGTCGTCTATCCATATATCATAATGTGGTTTGTTAAACATAATAGAATCATATTTTACTTCCCACTCGTCTAATTGCCTTTGTGTGAATTGCCTCCAATCCAAATGTGAATTTGCGCCTCTTGCTGTCCAATAATGTATTTCATGGCCTTCTTCATGAAGTTTGTTGAAATGTTCAATACGTTCAGTAATAGGTTTACTATTCTCATAATCACTATCTGTAGTATAGCATATTGTATTGTCAATGTCAACTATATATTTCATTATTTTGGCCTCTAATCTTTCTAAATTGTTCGTTTTCAGGATACTGTTTATAATATCCCTTTTCTAATAACTTGTTACTTGCTTCTTTTGTTTCATCTAATTTTTGTATTACAAATAGTCTAATTGTCGGATCATTTAGATCATTTTCATAATCCATGTATTTGTACTCAATAAAGAGTAAATTTCTATCCAAAAAGTATTGTGTTCGACACAAACCAAACAGTTCTTTTCCTTCATCTGGAAATTCCACATCGTGTAGAACAACCAATACTGCGTGTTTGTCTTTTGGAAACTCAAACATTGCTTTCATTATGTCTAAGTATTGGTCAGTGTGTATCCTTGGAACATCGCTATTGGCCCAAGGACAACGTCCTTTTGCTAATTCTTCTAAATGTGTATCTAACCATTTATCTATTTTAGCAATATCCATATTAATACCAACCTGCGGCAATACCAAAACCGAATACGTTTACACAACTAAAGTAAATTGTTAATAGCATTACCCAAGCCGCTCCTCGTCTGTATGCGGCATATGCCTGTGTTGTACTACCAATAAAGAATCCTGGATATACATACATCATATTGGGATCTCTGGCAGTTATCGCTAATGTAAGACTTGCACCTACAGTAAAAATAAAACTGATAAGTTCAAAATAGAATGCTGTCTTATCAGATTGATAACTGTTTATCCAAAAGTTTTTAATCTTTTGCAAAATTACTTGTCCTTGCCGACAGTAACTACAAGTGTTTCAAGATCGTCAAACTCGTCTGCAACTTTTGACCAATCACCTTTGTGTGCAATTTTAATTGCTTTGTTAATAAGACTTGCTTTGATATCAAGTTCTTGTGAAACTGCTTTAACAGTTTCTTTAAGTCCTTCTTGAAGGTCTTCAACTTCTCGCATTACGTTTGCACCTTCGTTAACCAATCTTTCAAGTTTGGCTTTTTCGTCTTGTCCATATGTTCTGCTTGACATATATATTCTCCTATATTATGTTTAGTATTATATATTCGCATACTGTAAATGTCAAGTAGTTTATTGAGACATTGTAAATAAATCAAAATATCTTTTAGTCCACCATCTTTCGTTATCACGACTATCAAATACAATATTTTTGGTAGCAGGGTGATTTGATCTTTCTCTATATCTTATTTTAACATTTCCAGCATCATGCCAAACATCTGCTTGTCGATTTACTATAAATCCTCTCGGTGCAGTTGCTCCAAATCTTTTTTGGAAAGGCAATTGAGCAAAGTCTAAAATCCACTTTGGTGTTACTACCACTTGATGCGTAGCAACCATACCACCTTGTTCGTGGTCATTATAACCAACTTTTGCATTCCAACCTTTTGTAGGGTGTTTAATATCTACTTCGTACTGTTTTACGTGTGCTTCAATGCCATGAAGCCTTAATATTCTTCGTAATGTTTGTGATAGTAAGATACATTGGTTGCCAATTTCATACAGCATATCCATTTGATACATTCTGCAATACACTGTTACAAGTCTATAATCTAAATCAACAATATCTTTGCCAACGGCTAAACTATAATCCTCTGGATCGATATCCCAGTCTGGATCAAACTTCATAAGCGAGTTAAAGAGTACTCGACCTTGTTCGTCAACGTTCATTGTGTTCCTCCACAGTTAAACTTTGCGTTAACAATGAATGAACTGAACAAACTGTAACGTCACCTTATGTAAAATAGTAACCTGAGTTTTGTCACCAGCCGTGTCGTACACGAGCACTGTCACAAAAGTAGGCGTTCCTATAAGTCACCGTCAATCAGTATTAACGTATAGATATTTATGAAAGTTAGGTATCGAGGGTTTCGTCTTTTGACTTGTATGCCCAATCGTCAGTATGACCCACTGACCATTTTGGTGTGTTTTCTACAGTGTAGTTTTGTGTGCATACTTTGAAGTCTGGAGTAAGTCTGTCTGGAGTAACAAGACTTTGATCTGTAAATATTACTCTGTTGTTTGGTTGGGCGGCAAATTGTCCGTTATCAAGTTTAATAAAGTTAAATGATTTATGTTCTGGATCGTGTTCTGAAAAGTTTGTGTCTAATACACTGTTATCTCTATGACAAGTGTCAAGTGTAAACATATATTCACCTTTGTGCATTTTACGATCCTTGCCAAAGAACTCGCAATCACACAACATAGGTTTTTTAATTAGTGTAATATCATAATCAAAGCAATCCCAAATTTGCAGTGTATCGAGCGGAAGTTGATTATCTTTGTCATAATCTTCTTTCCATACAAATGCTGAAATAGGTAGTTTATCGTACAATGCACCATACTCTGTTAGCAGTGTTTCTATGTATAATGCTTTAGATTGTATGCTTCTTATTGAAATCCATATACCAGGAGTTAGTTCGCCGTGTCCTTTTTGGTGATCATATAGATACTCTTTTTTAACATATACTTCAACAGGTGGTAGATTATGTACAAGAAATGCCATATGGATCCTTTGTTTATGTTTAATGTATTTATATGAAAGTAGGTGAAGTGTAAGAAGTTAACTAAACTACATCTTAACGCAGTTGTCTACTGTCTTGCCGCCTTTTTTCTTGGTGCCCATACGCTTGTAGCCTTTCCAGCATACTTTGCCGTCAACGCCTTTTTGCTTTTCTTCTGGGAGTGTAGTCCAACTTGGATTGCCGCATTCAGAGCAAATACCTAATTTGCTTTCTAACATAGATGCTAAAGAAGATTTATAAGATTCGTTTTTCTTTTTCTTGCTTCTTTCATGCACATATTTTTCATCTGTTTGCTTAGACTTTTTATCTTTAACAGCCTTCTTCATAGGCTCTTTTTTATCGCCATCGCCATCAATATCAATATAGTCTGGCTTTGCTTTTTTTGCTTCTTGTACTTCGTCAAATTTTTGTTCGTAATCCATATGGTGATATACTGAGCCCATATAGTCAGCGGCTTTGGTAATTTTACTTTGAACCCAACCTTCAAGACCTTCACGTTCTTCAACACCTTTTAGCATTTCGTGCATCTTAATTGCATACTTGGCAATTTTGTACAGTTCTGCACGTGCCATTTGTACTTCGTGATCTGATTCAGCCTTGTATGCTAAATCTGCTAAACCTTCTTTCAAGTCTTTCTCTCTCATGTTAGTTCCTCTTTACGGTTGTACCGCCCATTAAATTATTTGACATATCTAAAGCATTAACTGTTGTACCGTCTGCTTTTTTCTTTTGCGGGGCTTTAGGTAAGCCTTTTGAATCTTTTGGTCGTTGCCCATAAGCCATTGACGGATTTGCTACTGAAGCAATGTTACCCGCTGATGTTGCACCTGCTGTTGCTGTTTCTGTTTTGATACCTGCAAGTGCTTTCATTTCGTTAGCAAAGTCCGATGCTTGATTTTGCTGTGTGTTTGATGCACCTGATACTATTTTTGCTAACTGCATAATATGATCTGCTTCGTCTACCGGCTTGTCTTTATCAAGTGCCGTTTTACGTTTTACTAATTCTTTTTTAAGTTCTGGATCTTTTGAAGTGTTTGGATCTGCTTGTAAGTCTTGGATTGCTTTTTTCTTAGCATCATAATCATCTTTGTCTTTTGTTGGTGTATAGTTAGATGATTCTGCAGGTCCTGCCTGAGCACCTTGGCCTGCTTGTTTTACAAGAGTCATAAACTTTTGTCTTAAACCAGCATCGCCTAAAATTGTTGTTAATTGTTTTGCAAACGGAGCAATTTGTTTTGATAGTTGAGAACTCATTGCACCACCTGATGCAAGTTTATCTAAACCTTTTGCCATTTGTGCACCTGATCCACCTTTTGCACCCATTTTTGCCGCCGCCATTTTAGCACCTTGGCCTGCTTTTTGTTGTGCTTTAGGATCAGCACCTGAAGCCATTCCTGCTACTTTGCCAGCAATGCCGCCTTGTTGTTGTGCCGCTGATTTAACATCGTCTTTTGAAGCACCTGTAGCATTTGCTACTGCGCCTACAGCCGCATCAGCACCTTTTTGTGCTACTTTGCCAGCCGCCGCTTTAACTGCACCTGCCGCCTTTTGAGCACCAGTTTTCATAGCGTCTAACGGATTTGCTTCGGTTGTTGTTAGTTCTCTCAGTTTCATATTACTATTTACCTTTTTTGCCGCCCTTCATGTTAGCACACCAGTGGTACATTTTGCCTTTTTCACCACCATATTTACGAGCCTTTGCACGTAAACTACTTACACTACCTTTGCAACTTGCACCTGCTTTTTTGACTCTGCCTGGGCGTGATTTACCCTTTTTCTTCCCGTCTGCAAAGTTTTCTTGTACGCTTTCTGGAACATCATCGCGCCAAGTTAAATCTTTTGGATCAGCAACAACAGCACGTATTTTATCTACACCTGCTTTTTTATGAGCAAAGTATCTGTGATGTCCGTCTACTATTAGTAACTTACCTTTATGTGGTACAATTACGATTGGCTTTATTTTTTTGCCTGCTTTAATCTTGTCAACAAATTTCATCATATTGTCGTGATTATCTTTAGGATCCATTTTGTCAGCAGGTTCAAACGGTGTAAGTTTAGATATGTCTACTATTTTTACTGGTTGCTTTTTATAATATTTGTCGTCAACATCGGCACCTTGATACTTAGGATTAGTCCACATAGTTATTTCTGCGCCTTCGTTTTTCTTACCATCAGCAAAGTTTTCGTTTGTTTCTGTTCCTGTATAGTATGGAGTTCTTTTCATCCATATTTCGTATTCTCTCTTATACCACTCACCGTCATCGTCTTCTGCATCGTGTACTAATTCAATTAGGTTGGTAAAATTAAGTATAGCATCGCCTGGGTTAAAATCTTTTTCGACCAATTCAAAGTCACCCTTTTTAAAACCCATATTACCCTGTGCCATACTCTGCACAAAGTTTTTTGCACCTTTTACATTGTAAGCAAATGGAATAAATGCGCCATCGGTTGGAGCACTGCTTTTGTCTTTTTTCTCGTATCTGTATAATTTTGTTATTCCTGAATAATCAGTAAAGGACGGATGATCGTTTTTTATTTTAATGATATCGCTTATAGTATTGTCAAGTATAGCATTGGATTCATAATAATCTCTTACAGCATCCGCAATATCATACCAGCCATCTTCGCCATACTTCTTAATCATAGCCTTCTGCCATTGTTCTGGAGATTGTGTCTTTTCTGTTATTTTATATAATTCACGTAGTCTCATGTCGTTTTAATCCGATAATAAGTCTATATGCATTAGGATCATCACTGTATTGTTCGTCATACTGTGCATCATTATAACCGTCACCATCTTGTACATTATAACCAAGACGTTTTAGTTGTTTTAACATATATGCTTTTTCTTTGTCTCCGCCATAAAACTGTACCATGATATCTGGATCGTCTGGATTCATATCAGATTTGTCAACATCTTTAACATTAGCCATGTTAGTGCCAAGTTTTATAAAGTCATAGTCTGCATCTGATTTAACTATTGAAGTATTTTTAGGATTAGGTATTAAGTCGCCTTCGTTTTTCTTAAAGTTATGTGTGTATGCATCTTTGTCACCACGTGCCGCCGCGGCTCTTCTTGCCTTTAATTTATCTTGTACACTTGGCTCAAACTTTTCTGGTTTCTTTTTAATTGTTGCACGTTTAGGACTACGGGCAATAGTAAATCCCATAATCTCGTTTGTGTCTTCTTCTGCTGGTTTATTAAAGTAATCTTTTAAACTTGATGCAGTTCTTTCAAACTTATGATCCTTGTGTTTAAAACCTACACCACCTGATGCTTCCCATTTACTAACATTCTGACCAAAGTCGTCAATTAATATATTAGGTGTACCATCTGGCTGTTTTGCATAGGCTTGTTTGTCTGTGGTAATAATTACTTTCTTAGGTGGAAATGCTGTTAAGTTATTTTTAATCCATTCTCGTTTGTGAGGTTCTGCTCTATCATCATTTGCTAATGGAGCAGATAAGATGTTGTATTCGCCCTTAATATCTTTAATAATACTTAAAAGTTTATCTGCGTTTGCAGTTGGTTTTAGTTTTAACCAAAAATCGTCTGTATCTCTAATCTTTTGCAGTGCTTTATCAACATTTTTAATTTGTTTCCAATCACTGACACCCATCATCTTAGTCCACTCGCCAAAAAAGTCTACAAGCACACCATCCATATCTACGTAAATTTCTGAATCACTTGATAGTTCTTTACCTTTGAGTTCGTCAAGTTTAGATTCTTTTGCCATTTTTGTTGCTGTTGCATACATAACTGCTTCAGCATCGTCGCCATAGCGTTTCTTAAAATCTTTTTTATTTTTCTTCATACCCTTGACGTATTTTTCTTTGTCTTTTTCTTCGTCTTTGGTTAATGAACGTTCAGCAAC